CTAAAGTGCTAAAGCGTAAGCAATGCTTTAGTGTAGTAAAGTGGTAAAGCGGTGAAGCGAGTGCAAATAAAAAATAATACCCTTACGCGATAAAGAGCAAAAATATTTAGTTAAATAAGATTAACAAATACATAAAAGAAAAATATAATGTTTACAAATTATTCATTGACAATGGCGGTGTAGTGTGGTATACTATATATAGAGTTAAGGGAGAGGACAAGAAAAGAAACCTTAACAAATAAAATTTTTAAAGTTGCAACGTTGCAACAGAAAGGAAATTACCATGGAGAACATTATTAAATCAGAGAGTACAAACATTATGAACACATTCAAGAGCAATGCTCTGAGAGAAAGCACTCAGCGTATCTTTACAAGAATGGTGAATGTTGAGGACAACAAGAAAGCTATCTGTACTGACCTTGCCGAGATATACAACAACGGCACATGGAAAGACGATTTCGGTGACTTTGGCGATTACACCATGACAATGTTTAATATCACAAAGTCAACAGCAAGCCGTATGAGAAGAGTTTCAGATAAGTTCATAACTGACATTAACTCACTGCTCAATGCTGAAATGTTCACATTCAATCAGCTTGCAGTGCTGGTAACTCTTGACAATGAAGTTATCGAGAACTCAATGATAAACCCAGACATGACAATAAAACAGCTGAGAGAGTTTGTCAACAGCACCAAGGCACTTGAAATGAAAGACACTGAGGAAGCGGTAGAAAAGGAACTCGAGGAAATAGAAGATGAAGTTGAGGAAACAATAAGGGCTGAAAGTTGCAACGTTGCAACTAATGAAGAGGAAAATCCGAGAGATTTGGCACATTTTGAAAATCTTAAAGAGCTGTCAATGTGGGTCAATAAGCTTATGGAAAAAAGAGAAAATATCGAAAATATTAACATGTCTTTTGATATTACAACAAAAGCACACTGAGTATTAATTACTCAGTGTGATAGAAAGAGAGGTGAATAAAAATGAAAAAACTTTTTAAATGTGAGCTGTGTGGCAAAATTTATGAAGACGAAATAAAAGCTAAACAGTGTGAAAAAGGGCATGAGTACCCCTCTGAGGTTAAGCCCCTTGCTTACGGTGAGGGTTCTACATACCCCTATAAGGTTAAAGTAAAGTTTGGTAACTGTGAAGCAGTTTACAGATATGACAGCGGATTGTGGGGAATGTAGCCATGAAAAAAAGAACAAAAACAACATTAATTTCAGTTGTGATAATTTTAGCATTTGTCTTGTTTAATGTTTTTACCGATTACATTAATTGGAACGGCGGAAAATGCAGAGAGTGTAATGCACCATGGAAGTTAGTAGCAGTAACTAACAATGGCATTAGATTGTATCATTATGTTTGCCCAAAATGTGGAAAAACTATTGAAATAACATGGCACATAGGGGGTTAAGGTTATGAAGATAACAATAAAATCAATCGTAACAATCCTACTAACGATTGTATTTTGTCTACTATCACTAGCAGGAAAGATAACGAGTGACCAGTATATGACAGTATTTACAACTGTTATCGCCTTTTATTTTGGCACTCAGTTCTCAAAAAATGGTAAAGTATAATGTGGAGTACGATAATAGTTGCGGTGCTATCCTTGATAGGAACATTTATTGGTAGCTATTCGGGGTTCAAGCTGACAGAATATAGGGTACAACAGTTAGAGAACCGAGTGGCAGAACACAACAACTTTGCAAGACGGTTACCAGTTGTTGAAGAACAGATAAAGGTAATCAACCATAGATTAACAGATTTGGAGGAAAAAGAAAAATGACATTTAAGGAATATGTTTCTAAAACCCTTGGCAAGTCGGTTGAGTTTGACGGAGTTTATCCTTACCAGTGTTGCGATTTAGTAAACGACTATATGCAGAAATGTTTTAACGTTTTTACATATTATCCATACAATTTCAATGCACAGCAGTATTTTACACGTTTCAATGAGGTATCGGCTCTTGTAAAGAATTTTACAAAAATTGCAAATACCCCAGAATTTGTACCAATGCAAGGTGATATTTGTATTTTTAAATCGGCTGATAATATCGGGCATATCTCAATAGCCACTGGTGAGGGAGATACAAGGTATTTTTACAGTTATGACCAGAACTGGAACGGACACAACTTTGTCGCAAAAGAACGGCATACCTATACTAATTTCTTAGGTGTTCTGAGATATAAAGGCAATGCCCTTGATACTACAGGTTTAAAACGTGGAGATAATAATGTAGGTGTTTACGCATACAAAATGATGTTAAAACTTGCAAAAACTTGTAAAATAATTAGTACAAGTGTTGATTTTAACGGCATATACGGCAAGGGTACTGAAAAGGCTACAAACGAGATTTTGCGGAAGCTGAAAAAGAAAGAAAATGGAATAGCAGGGGTAAAGCTAATCAACGCACTTTATGAAGCTATTCTTGACAAAGTAGTTAATTTTTAACAGATAATACGTTATGTGAGCATTTAACAATACAACAGCAAATTGATAATAATTAACATTTATAAAAATAATTAACATTTATAAAAATAAGAGTGCTAAACCGTTATTGTTATCTAACGTACATAACTATTATATATTACGGTCACACAATATTGAACAAATTACAAAACATGAAAGAGGTTTTAAACATGAGTGGATTTAACGTAAACATGACAAAAAAGGACATATTTAACGCAAAAAGTGGAAGCATTTCAATCAAGACAGCAGAAGCGGCAGAGTGGCACACTGTATCGGGCTGTGCAGTGGTAGAAAATGGTGGACTTGACAGAGATAAGAAGCCATGTGATATTGGCTATATTGCTACTGATATCGGGGTGTTTGGGTTCTCGTCAAAGGTCTGCCTAGACCATATGGAAGAGTTGGCAGATATTCTCAGCGACTGCCTTAACGACGGTGAAGAAGTAAAGGTAAGATTTGTAAAGGGTAAATCAACCAACGGCGAGTTCTATTCAATTCAGATACAGTAAATAACAAATCGGCAGAACGTGGCAATAAAAAGTTGCCACGTTGCAACCGATTGAAAGGGGTGAAAAAATTGGGTTCAAAAATAAAGCCGTGGAGTTGGAGTGAGTTCGGGGTATCAAACATTGATAAATCACAATTAACAAGCTACTATTACAAAATGCTGTTAAATCGTGTTATTAATATGTTTACATGGGAAAATCTACCTGATACAATTGATGAGCAAGTGATGAATTTTTGGCTATTTGTTACTGGAAGAGTTGTTTTCACTGAGTTTAATGGAAAACTATATGCACTAAATGGTAATTACGGTGGTTATCCTAACGAATACTATTTACCTACTGAATTTGTTGTAGCTAATCCGATTTTAGGAAATAAAATCGTAAAGTTAGATATTGACGGAGTTGCAATGTTTAACAGTGATACGGATAAATACCCTACACAAGGGCTAGTGGGTGGTTTATATCCTATATTGACGCTAACAGCAAATATGTTGGCTGATTGCGTAACAACAATTTCCAGTGCATTGAAAAACGGCAGAGTTCAAACAGCGTTTATATGTAAAGATGATACAGTGCGAATTGCAGGGGAAAAAGTTCTAAAACAGTTATACAACGGTAATCCAGCCGTTATGATTGATGATACAATACTAAATTGTATTTCGCCAATCAAAATGGCAGATAATACAAGTGTTGCTACAATCCTACAACAGACAGTTGAAACGTACCAATTTTGGTTGGCTAATTTTTACAATTCTATCGGTGTAAACGCAAATTTCAACATGAAACGAGAACGGCTAAACACGGCTGAGGTTAATATTAACGATAGTGCATTATTTGTAAATGTTGTTAATATGCTAAATAACCGTCAGCAGGCAGTCGATAAAATTAACGCTATGTTTGGGGTAGACATTTCTGTAAAAATTTCTGAAGAGTGGAAGGATTTAGTAAAAACTGAGGAAGAGCCTACCGAGGAAAATCCAACAGAGGAAGAGGGAAACGACAATGCGAAAGATGATAACGCTGAATGAATGGGCTGAAAAATTCCCTGCTATAAGTACTATTTTTGACAAGGTATCAGCAGACTTGAAGCTATTTACAGTTTTCACGTCCTCTGAAATGTTCTCTTATTTTATAAACAAGTTCGGCGAACGTGATTTTTATAAGTATTATGATAATGCAACAAGTAATGCCAATATGGTAAAACAGGCAAGCGACTATATAGCATTATATGGTAAATCTCACAAGTATGAGTATGACAAGCTAGTCGATACCCTATCACTGGAATACAACCCCATTGAGAACTATTCCATGACAGAAAAAGGAACAGATACACGAACACCAAATATCACGCAAACCAATAAGGGAACAAATACCAATACCGCAGGAGTTGACACTGCAATCACAACAGGCAAAACTACATTTGATAAATCAGATAGTTTTATCAATGATACAAAAACTACCAATACAGGAACTAACACCGATACGCAGGATATAGACACTACAGTAACAACAGCAGGAAATGAAAAAACCGAGCATGAACTTACAAGAAGTGGCAATATCGGAGTTACCACGTCACAACAGATGATTGAAAGTGAACGTAAATTGGCAATGTTTTCTGTAGTCGATTTGTTCGTTAAGGCAATAGCTGATATTATTCTAATCGGAGTATATTAAAAAAGTTGCAACGTTGCAACTAGAAAAGAGGAGAAAATGCAAAAAGTGAGAAGTCCTACATATGCTGAAAATTATGTCAATCTTGCAAGAGCGGTTGTATTAAAAGTAGTAGTAGATACGCTCCAAAATAAGGAAGATTTAAAAGACTATATTTTATATAGTGATGATTTTGTGTTTTGGTTATGCCTTGCAGATTGGTTAAAATATGAAAATGTTATTAAAGATAAGTTTTCATGTTTTAAAGGGATTGACAATACGCTAAGAAAGAAACTAAATAACTATTATCGCTTAAAAGGCGAAGAAATAAAGAGAGGTAAATTATAATGAAAGTTACACAAATTGCCACAATTTTGAATGAAGCACAGCAGGAGATAATCGGAGAAGCCGCAATAACAACGGAAAATCTTGAAAACGTTGTTGATATGGGCAAGCAGATTTTGGAAGCTACAGACGTTGACAACTATGTTCGCAAGCTGATTGACAAAGTTGGCAGAATGATTTTTGTAGACAGGGTTTACAACTCAACAGCTCCTGATATTTTGACGGATAGTTGGGAGTATGGCTCTGCAATGCAAAAAGTCCGCTGTGAAATGCCTGACGCAGTTGAGAATGACAGTTGGAAATTGACAAACGGTCAGAGTTATGACCCATTCGTTTTTACAGCCCCCGACGTTCAATCAAAATTTTATGACAGTAAGGTGACATATGAAGTGCAGATGTCATTCACAGAAATGCAGGTCAAGAGTGCATTTAATTCACCGGCTGAAATGAATAGCTTTTTTGCTATGATTGAAAACAGAATACGTTTTAAGCTCACTTTGTCAAATGATATACTTAAAACACGAACTGTTAATAATCTCATAGCAGAAAAGATACACAGCAATAACAATGTTGTTAATCTTTTGACAATGTATAACACAGAGTTTACCCAGACCCTGAAAGCAGATCATGCTCTTATGGATAAAGACTTTTTGAGATATGCAATTGGCAAAATCAAGGAGTATATTAAGTACATTCAGCGTCCGTCAATGATGTTCAATGACGGCGGTTACACAACTTTTACTCCTGAAAGTGACATGAAAATGGTGCTTTTGTCAAGATTTGTAAATACTGCTGAGGTATACCTACAGAGTGACACATTCCATAATGACCTTGTGAAACTGACTGGTTACTCAGAAGTGCCATATTGGCAGGGTAGCGGAACAGGTGAAACTTTTGATTTTGCGGAAATTTCAAAAATCGATGTTACAACTGCAAGCGGTAACGCAGTATCTCAGACAGGTATTATCGGAACTATTTTTGACCGTGACGCGTGTATGGTATGCAATGCTAATCCGAGAGTAACTAGCATTTACAATCCAAAGGGCGAATACTGGAACTATTTTTACAAGTATGACGCTAGCTATTTCAATGATACAATGGAAAATTGTGTTGTATTTATAGTAGCAGACGCAAAAAAGTAACAGTATAACAAAATGATAGTTAAAACGTTGCAACCCTAAAAAGTTGCAACGTTGCAACTATATAGAGAGGGTGAAAAAATGCCTATAATTACAAGTTATCAATGTTCGCAGGACATACGAACAATTTCAAAAACACTAACAAACGCAGTAGAATATAATTGTGAAATACTGGATATTATGAACAGTTTCACACCCCATATAAGATTATTTTGCACATCTGAAACTTTTAATGCCAATATGGTGTATATACCATTTTTTGATAGATATTATCATATAATTTCGACGGAAATTGAAAGTGCAGAAACTATTATTTTACAATGTGAATTTGATATATTTACATATTCAGTAGCACTATTATCTAGCGAATTTTTAGTTACTAGAAATGAAAATATTGGAAGTACATATATCCCCGATACAATGTTACCATTAAAAGGTAATAAGGAAATGAAAGTAATTGAATTTACTGGGGGAGATTTTAATCTTGACAGTGCCACGGTAAATAGTTACAATTTTGTGCTAAATGTGGCAGGTGGTGGAAGTAATCAAGGAACGGCAGAAAATGGGGGTTTAAACATATGAAGTTAAATAAAGAAATTTATTCCAGTGACCGCAGTATATCCATAGATTTTTTAAGTGGCATTAAAACAACTCAGTCATTAGAAACTTTGGTTAATAATGGTAAATTACAACTAAACAGCCCCATTGATGAATCAATTTTTTATGCGGTTGATTTTAACCCCCCTGATGATTATTTTGTCCGCAGTGGGTATAGGAAACCAAATCAATCGGAATTTGTAACTGGTACAAATACCCCTAGCGGTGTATGTGCTATGTTTGGACGTTTAAACACTAGAGACACATTACAAAATAGACCTGTATACGCTAACCAGTTAACAACAACATATTATAGACTAGCATATGACAGTAATAGTAGTAGTAGGTTAGGATATTATTTCGGCACTGAGTATAAATTAAAAGATTTTCTCTTTTTGATACGAGTGATAGCTTACAAATTTGAATATTCTGAAATGGGTGACGTATCATCATTTAGCGATAGAATTGATGTTGACGTTATCACATTTGAACAAAATTACAAAAATAGTCACCACATTGTCGGTATGTATGCAGCACCGTATTATTTTAGGGCTGACCTTAATGACCGCAAATTGTGCCAAGGTTTTAATATTATCCCATTTTGTACATATTCAAAAAATTCTATGGTGGATAATTATGACGTTTACGGTGCATTATTTTTTGGCGATTATGACCAAGATCACGCAATTTTGAATAATTTCATTTATGGGTGTGATGATTTGAATACTAACTATTTTAATAGATATGATTACTATTATGCAAATTTAGGCTATAACGATTTGTGGGATAAAACATATTTTGCAATTAATAGTAGTGTATATACTGGATATTTGCCAGTTTTTGACTACAGTATTGAAAACATTCATAAATTATATAGCAGAATGGGAACATATTATACATTCTCTAAAAATTTAGCCGAGCAGGAAAATTTAAACCAAAATGGTATATATTGCGGTATTATATCAGATGACGGAAAAATTACAGGGAAATATTCTGAGGGTGCAGAAAATGCAAAACAAATTCAAACAACGTGGGATACCCCTACAGATTGGCAGGATAATCCATTTAATGGTATCAGTAATACAGACTCGAATAACTACACTGACAAAATAGATTTAAATAAACCCACACTATCAAATGTGAACGTTTTCAATCGTAGTTTTGCAGTTAATGCAAATACTGTAAAAAATTTGGCTGATTTTTTGTGGAACGCAGATGAAACGAAATTTCAAGAAATTGTAAAAGGTTTAGCGTTAATGGGTGAAAATCCTATGAATGGAATTATTGGCTTGCTTTTATTTCCATTTAATGTAGCATTGAAAAATTCTGCTACAGGGGCAGAAAATATCGTTATTGGCAGAACTGATACAGGGGTATCAGGTATCAAATTAACAGAAAAAGTAAACAGTTTAATTGATTTAGGTGAATGTACATTTTTTACTAAATTCAAAAATTTCCTAGACTATGAACCATACACAACAGCACAATTATATATACCATATATTGGTGTTGTACCAGTTTCAACGGCTGAATTTATGGGGCATAGAATATCGGTTAAAATGATAGTTGACTATACCACAGGTGCAGGAACTGCCATAGTATTTAAAGACGATATACCTTTTATTTACAGAAATGGTGTAGTAGGTATATCAATTCCAATGACTGGAAACGATAGTGCTAGTTATGCTAGTACAGTTATTGGAAATGTAGTCGGTGGTGCTGTTGGTGGTGTATCGTCAATCGCTAGCGGAAATGTTGGCGGTATGGTTAGCAGTGCAGAAAAATTATACAGTGGCTTTGCAACTGGTACTAATTACCAAGAGGCTAGTGCAAGTTCTCCGTCGGTTGCAACGTGGCAACCGCAACGATGTTATTTTATAATTGACCGTCCTATTTTAAATGTACCTGATAATTATGGGCGGACGATTGGTTTTGCGTGTGAAAAAACTGGTAAACTATCAGATTTTAAAGGTTTTACAGTTGTTAGCAATCCTGAAATTAATTTCAGATGTACGGACAGTGAAAGGCAGTATATAGTAAATATGTTACAAGGCGGTGTATTTGTATGATGAATGAACATTTTGCAAGCGGTTTAACAAATGAGCAGTTAAAGGCAGAAATTTTAAGGCAAGGACGTAAAGCAAATTTACGTCTTAGCCAATTGAAAAAAACTGGAATGTATAGTAAAAATCCTATAATTTCTAGTAAATGGAATACTTTTTTGCATGAAAACAAATTTGCTACAAAAAAGAACTTTTTCAAAACTGGTTCAAAGGGTGAAACGAGAGCAGAAATGTTAAAACACTATGTGCAGATTAGACAGTTTCTAGGGCAGAAAACAACAGTAAAAGAAACGAGAGCTATTATGTCAAAACACGCAAAACGTTTAAATATTTCTGAGGAAAATGTTGACAGAGTTTTATCAATTTTCGGCAATAGCGGAATAAGTGCAGAATTACCGAATAGTGATTTTGTACAGCAATTTATTGCTGAAATGGTTGAAAATGGGTTTAATGATAATGAAATAAATTCATTATTGAACACCCTTGAAAGTTCGGCACAAACACAAAGTGAAATGTACGATTTAATGCGTGAACAACTTCAAATGTTGGAATAGTTGCAACGTTGCAACTATTCTTTAAAGGGGTGTAATAGTTGATAAATGTAAATGATTTTGATTTTGATATTCTAAAAAATAGTAATTTACAAACTGTTACAACTAGAAATCGCGATAATCAATATATAGAATATTATAACGCACCTTTTGCATTTGATATTGAAACTAGTTCATTTTATGACGGTGAAAATAAACGTGCGTGTATGTATATTTTTATGTTTGCATTAAATGGTAATTATGTATACGGTAGGACATGGGAAGATTTTGATTTTACATTGAATAAGTTAAGAGAAGTATTACAATTAAATGAATACAGAAGAATTATAATATATATTCATAATTTAGGATATGAGTTTCAGTTTCTAATCGGTCATGAACGGTTCAAAGATGTTTTTGCTAGAAATGCACGTCACCCTATTAAATGTACTATGAATGATTGTTTTGACCTGAAATGTAGTTTAATGCTAAGTGGTATGAGCCTAGCAAAGACGGCCGAGGACTTGACAAGCGTAAAAATACAAAAATTAACAGGTGACCTCGATTATAAACTTTTACGAACATGGAAGACACCTTTAACAAAAGAAGAATTTGGATATTGTGAACATGATGTTAAAATATTACATTATTTTATACTTGAAGAAATGGCAAAAAATGATAATGATATAACAAAAATACCATTAACTAAAACAGGATATGTAAGAAAATATTGCCAAAACTACATTAAGAAACATACATATTATCCAAAATATAGAGAAAAAATTAAGAAGATAGCCCCAGTTAATAAAGACTTGTTTTGCCTATTACACAAAAGTTTCATGGGTGGGTATACTCATGCTAACTATATGTATGTGGGAATGGTATTAGAAAATGTTGCCAGTATTGACTTTACAAGTTCTTATCCGTCCGTTATGATTAGAAAGAAGTATCCAATGCAACCATTTACAAAAGTTCACATAAAAAATTTAACAGATTTTAGATATTGTATTAAAAATTATCCATGTGCTTTTGAAGTGGAATTAACTAACGTTGTTGCTAAAAAATGTAATCATATTTTATCACGTTCAAAATGTTCCGTTTGTGATAATGCAATAGTTGATAATGGGCGAATTGTATCGGCAGATAGAATATTTACATATTTTACAGATATTGACTTTAAAGATTTTGAAGAATTTTATTCTTATGAGCATTTATCAATTGGTAAATTTTACACGTCAAGTTATGGATATTTACCAAAACAAATTATTGAATGTGCGTTAAAATTTTACAACGATAAGACCACGTTGAAAGGTGTTGCAGGAAAAGAAGTTGAGTATTTAGTCGGTAAAGGTATGCTGAATAGTTTGTTTGGAATGTGCGTGACAAACCCAGTAAACGATGATATTGTTTTTGACGGAAAAGAATGGAATACGGAGAAGAAAGATATTTCAGAAGCATTACAAGAAAATTACATAAAGAACAAAAAACAGGTATTAGTATATCAGTGGGGAGTGTGGATTACTGCATGGGCTAGGCACGAACTTTTCAAGGGTATATTAGAAATTAATGAAGATGTTATTTATTGTGATACAGATAGTATAAAATTTTTAAACTATGAAAATTATGAAAACTGGATAAATGAATATAACAAAAATTGTATTAACGAGATTAACAAAGCGTTGACATACTATGAAATTGATTTGAATTTAGCAAAACCTAAAACAATTAAAGGCATTAAAAAGCCCCTAGGTGTATGGGATTTTGAGGGAATTTATAAAAAATTTAAAACACTAGGTGCTAAAAGATATGCTTATGAAGAAAATGAAAAATTTAATATTACAGTGTCAGGATTAAATAAAAAACGTGCTGTGCCGTATATAGTTGCAACGTTGCAACCGTTTGAATTTTTTGACAATGAAATGTATATCCCGAAAGAGTATACAGGTAAAAATACATTAACATATATTAACGAACCATACAAAATTATGGTAAAAGACTACCAAGGAAATTATGCAGAAGTGGAAGAAAATACCTATATCCATATGGAGGAGCAGGACTATAATATGTCATTATCTGAACAATTCATACATTATTTAATGTGTGGCACAAATTTTGGTAGCGGAGCAAAAGAGCATACATTATTTGAAAAAAGCCAAGAATTGGCTACAAATTTCTGGGAGTGTGATTACAATGAAAAATGAATACTATTCATTAAAAAAGATTAATAAGTTAAATGCCCTATACAATTTGATTATAGGGCAGAGGTCAAACGGAAAAACATACTCAGTGTGCAAACAGGAAATAGAAGGCTACTTCAAAGAAAATTTTCGACTTGCATACATAAGAAGATACGATGAGGAAATAATGCCTAAGAATATACAGAATTTGTTTAAACCACATTCAGCACTAATTGAAAAATTATCTAATGGTCAGTTTAACAGCACCACATATAAAAATAGGGAATTTTATTTATATAATAAAGATACTGAGGAAAAAAGCGAACAAAGTTTTTGCAAGTGTTTTTCGCTGAACGCCTGGGAGCGTACAAAAGGTGCAGACAATGGATATTTTAAATATATACTATTTGATGAATTTATGACACGTTCTTTTTACCTTAATAATGAATTTGTTACATTTACTCAATTACTATCATCTATCATTCGTGACAGGGATAACACAATTATTTATATGATAGCAAATACTGTCAATCAATACTGCCCTTACTTTGCCGAAATGGGCTTGGGTAAAATTTCAGATATTAAACAGGGTGACTTGAAATTATTTACATATGGTGATAGTGAATTAACTCTCGCTTTGGAATATTCAGATAGTAGGGGTCAGACTGGAAAAGTTAGTAAATATTTTGCTTTTGATAATCCACAATTGAAAATGATTACCACAGGGCAGTGGGAAATTAAAAATTACCCCCACGCACCGTTTAAAATCAAAAAGGAAAATATTGTATATAGGGCATATATATTCTTTGACAATGATGTTATTGCTTGCAATATTATTCATTATGAAAATACTGTATTTCTATTTTTTAATATTCAGACAAAGACGGAAAACCTCGAATTAAAAAAGAGGGTTGTATACAGTTTTGAAACTGATACAAACCCCCTGCACGTCCAATCACTGGCAGAACAGCCAACAGACGTACATAAACTTATTAATAATTTAATAACATTTAATCGTGTATTCTATGCAGATAATTCAGTAGGTGAAATTGTTAGAAACTGGATAAATGCACAAAGCAAGCACTCTATAAGTTTAAGAACATAAAAATAACCCCACGAAATTAATCGTGGGGTTTGTTTTTTGTTATATCACATAATCTCTTAACACTGCCTGAATGTTTGTCATTGTAGGTTTTACATATTCCTCATCATAAACGTCACACAATAAATCACTTATGTTTTCATATCTGAGATAACCGTTAGGGGTTTTTTCCTGATTTTCCCAGAACCACTCAACAGAAGCACACGCAACCGTATTTGTTATAGTGTCAAATATAATCATTACAATTGGTCCATGTGATTTAGTTGCACTATTATATCTACCTACTGCCTTTTTAATTCCTTTAACCTCTGTACCATTAATTTTCATTTCAATCGTCCTTTCTGTTGCAACGTTGCAACTTTAAAAATTTTATTTGTTAAGGTTTCTTTTCTTGTCCTCTCCCTTAACTCTATATATAGTATACCACACTACACCGCCATTGTCAATGAATAATTTGTAAACATTATATTTTTCTTTTATGTATTTGTTAATCTTATTTAACTAAATATTTTTGCTCTTTATCGCGTAAGGGTATTATTTTTTATTTGCACTCGCTTCACCGCTTTACCACTTTACTACACTAAAGCATTGCTTACGCTTTAGCACTTTAG